TAGAAGGATTATGATTTGCATACACATTTAAAAGAAGCTTCTTTAAACCTGTAGCTGTAAATGTGTTAGATATAGTATGTAATAAAGACTCTTGATTGCCATCATATATAAAGGTAGAAGCAAACTCGTAAGTCTTAGCTTCCCAAAGTCCAGAGTCAGTACTTTCTGCAACAGAAATGCTCCAACCTGAACCATCTGCCTTTGCAAACTCAACAGACCCATCTATGCTTCCAGATGCTATGTAAGCTCCTCCAGTAGGTTTAGCTAAATCATTATTTTCTGCGTACAAATTAGACTCTACAGGATAACTTATAAAACTATCTATATTACTAGTTGCTCCAGACTCAGCGGCAAAAAACATATCTCTTTTGATGTATCCATACCATTTAGGTTTAGATGCATTTAACCTGTTTCCATCAGCAACTCTAGTAGCTCCATTAGCAGAGTAAAAAACCCAATTAGGAAAAGTAGAACTTGTTGCTATAGTTTCCATATCTATAACATCAACTGTTTTTACGGGACTTGTGGAAGCTCTAAATACATCTATCTTGTTGTCATCTGCATTTCCTAAAAGCAAAGCAACATCGTCTTGAACTCCAATTCTTTTAAAGGTAACTGTAGTACCTGCTTCTATAGCTTCATGTGCTAAGTTTTCTTCTATCCTCATAAGCAAAGGAGCTTGCCCAGCTTTTATAGTTATTACATCTCCACCATAATTAGCTATAAAATTACCACCACCGCCACCTGTATGATAACCAGAAACAACTCCCAATACAGTAAAAACTCCATTATTACTTGAAGTTCCACTAACTGATATTTTAATTGGAAAGCTAGAGCTTGATATATCATTTAAAAAATTATTATTAGCATGAGTAAGTAAACCAGTAGTTGCTCCTATTGCAATCCAGCTAGAAACAGGATTTGCTAATTGAGTACTTGGTTGTGTGTCAGACCTTGCTAAAAATCCGATATAATAATTTGAAGAAGTACCGTCATCAGAACCTAGTGCATTACCTCCACTTCCAAGTAAAACATCACCGCTAGGGGATATTCCTGTAAGGCTAAATCCAGCAACTGCAGTTTCATCGTCATACTCAAAGTAATGCAGTCCATATCCGGGATTTACAGATGCAGTAAATACCCCTGTTTGAACCCCACCAAAGTCTAAAGAGTCTCCATCAACTATTTCATCAAACTTTCCCCTAGGTTTTAATTCTCCACGATTAGATAAATCAAAATTTACAATTTCAACAGCTTCACCAGATGATAAGTCCCTGCGATTCTTAACATTATTTATGCCTTTAGAAAAATCATTTATATTTAAATATGTCTTTGGCATTTAATCTCTTATTTCTATATGAACTAAATCGTCAAAGCCATTATCTTTTACATCTCCGTCACTATCCCAGTCTCCACCCCATCTTACCTTTAAATCTAATTGATGGGCTATACCTCTTATCATTCCACCCATATAATGAAACCCATCTCTATTATCCCAATCTATTGGATAGGGAGCTAAATCTACCGCTTTACCTTCCATGTGCCTTGAGTACTTTACTTTCGTGGCTCCCTTTTCCAATAATTGTTTTTGTCTTTCTTCAGTTCGTAAACCTTCTATAATAGTAACATCCATTATTTTAATTAACTCATCTAATACTGTTATGAGTCTATGGTCTACACCCTTTAATCTTTCTTTACTTCTTTTACCAAACTTAGGCATTGCGAACCTTCCTTGCTACTGATTTGCTATACTTAGCCTTTCTTCTTCCTGAAGCAGAGGCTTTTCTTTTTGCTCTATTTGTAGAACTTTTTTGTCCGGGAGTAAGAGTCTTTCTAACTGACTCAGGTAAATAACGCCCTCTTTTCTTCTTAGGTTTCTTCTTATCTCCCTTGCTAACGTAGTCCCATTTTTGCTTTGACCATTTAGATAATTTATTACCAGATGTTTTTTTACCAGAATATCTGCCACCTGCTTTTTTGTAATACTTAACTGCAAGTTGCATAGCCCTAGCAGAGTGACCACCCATCTTAGCTTTAGCCTTAGCCTTAGCTCTTGCCCACTTAGCAGGGTCTTTTTTCTTAGCAGTTGCCATTACTTCTTAATCTTTTTAATCTTATTGTTTTTAGTTCTAGCAAACTTATGAGTTTTTGTTTCTCTTATTAATGTTCCAGAGTAAGTTTTGCCACCCCATTTCCATTTAACTGTCTTAGCCATTATTTCTTTTTTGCTTTAGAGTGTTTCATTTGAACTTTAAAGTCAGCCATAATGCTAGCTCCTTTGTGAGACTTGAACTTACCACTATGTTTCATAAGCTTGTAACTCGAACCAGACTTCATCCAATGATAACCCTTAGGTGCTTTTACTTTTTTATTCATTTCTTTTTACCCCTTGCTTTCTTAGCTTTATTTCTTGCACTAATAGCCTTAGCTTTTCTTTTAGCATCTGCTTTTGAACTAGCACCCCATGCTCTTAATGAAAGTAGTAACCTTGTAGGCTTACCATTTTTCTTTTCAGGGCCGGGCATTCCACCCATCCTAGCAAGGAAACTAGCCCTTCTAGGATTGTCACCAGATTTAACAGGTGCTTTTAAAGTTCCACCTTTGTAACTAGCTCTACCCTTAGCATTCAATCCACCCTTAGGATTCTTACCTGCTTTTCTTGTCCAAGCTGGAGACTTAGGTTTTCTTTTTGCCTTAGGCACTATATGCCTAACTTCTTCATCAAGATACCCTTGATAATCTTCCACAAAGCTTCAAGAATAGCTCTTTCTGTTTTTTCAGAAATTATTGGAATATCAATAGACTTATTAAGCTCATCAATAATCTCATCTTTTGTTTCGTCAGATAATAATTCATCTGCAATCATTTTCATTAACATAATTATTTACTCCTTATGTTTTTTATTTTGTATATTAAGTAAACAATAGTCATAACGCCTATGACTAATTGCAATATTAAATTTATATTAGCTAAATGAATGCCGTAGTTGGCAAAAGATAAAGATGAAACCTTTAAACTGTCCATTAATGCTTCCCGTTTATTCTGCTAAGAGAACCTTTGATTTCTGAAACTTGATTATCCAAATCATTTACTTCTTTAGTAAGGGCATCAAATTTTCTATCTAGCTTATCATCAGACTGATTCCATCTATTAATAAGTTTTATAATCATCCCTTCCATATTCTCTAAAGTCTCAGATTGTCCCTTGTTCTCTACTTTTAAATTTTCTAGCGTTTCTTGTTGTCTTGCTGACTTATTAGACATTGATACAACTAAGTAAACAAACATGGCTCCAACCACTCCTATCATTCCAGCTTCGCCATATATCGCCATAAAATCCACTACTTACCTCGTTTCTTTTTTCCCCAACTAAGTGGGTTGATGTTAAATTCTTTTTCATAAAAGGCTACTTTTTCTGCCAACTCTTGTCTTTCAGCCCTTTCTTCCATGATGTGTTTACTAAGTAAATCCCCAATTTGTTCATTAGCAACAATAACGTTATCCTCAAGCTTTCTAATTCTTGTTTCAATTTGCCAATAGCCATATACCAGCATCCCGATAAGAACTCCAATTTGAGCCAACCATTTAAGGTTAATGCTAACAATGGCATTGTCATCAAGGACAGTAGCACGATAACTTCTAGCGGTATCTGGTTTTTCACTCACCTTACCTCAACTTCTTCCAGTCGTTGATGCTTATAGCACCAATTGCTATAATCGCTGATACGACCATGAAACCAATGAACCACAGAATCGGCATCAACTATCTCTGTGAATACTGTGTTTGTAAATTTTTCTTCGTCTCCCATTGGTATGCTCCCCACTATCCATCCCTGACTGCAACTTGGTATTCCTAATATAATTAACAGGAATGTCATAACTCGTACTAACAACTTTAAAATCTCCGTTTTTTAATGTTTTAATTATTTTATTCATAGAACCATCCACCATGCAATTCCTGTCTCAA